TATAAGGCTGAGCCGACACTTACTAGACTGCATAATGATCGGGGATTGGACGTACAGTACATCGAAGGGCCGGTGGGTAGTGGTAAGTCCACGGGCTGCATGATGGAAGTGCTGATGCGTGCCATGCGGCAGCAGCCAGATGACCAAAACGTACGGCGTAGTCGATGGGTGTTTGTACGTAATACGTATCCTGAGCTTAAGACTACTACTATCAAGACATGGCAGCAGTGGGTGCCGAACAATATCGCGCCTATTGTGTACTCCATGCCGATTCTGTGTACGTTCAAACAGAAGATGGCAGACGGGACGAGTGTCCACCTTGAAGTCTACTTCATGGCGTTGGATACGCCAGAGGACGTAGCTAAGTTACTTTCACTGGAGTTGACCGGCGCGTACATCAACGAAGCCCGAGAGATTCCGGTAGAGATAGTCGATGGTCTACTAGAGCGTATTGATCGTTACCCAGAAACGAAGAAAGATGCCGAAGGTAAGAAGTTATACGGGGCGAGTGAGCCGGGGATTATTGCTGACTCTAACCCGCCACGTACGACGCACTGGTGCTATACAAAGTTTGAGACGGGTGAAGTTCCGAAGGGNTGGAAGAANTATAAGCAGCCNCCTGCCGTNTANTGGGANGGTGAAGGATGGATACTGAATCCTGATGCGGAGAATTTGAGNCATCTATCTGATAACTATTACATCCGTCAGATGGCNAAGAGTGAAGAAGCTATCCGTGTGAACCTTGCCGGAGAATACGGCATGAGTCGCAAGGGTAAGCCGATCTTCTCTAAGTTTGCAGAAATGAAGCATGTCTCGAAAGAAATTATTCTACCGAGACGTGGTACAAGCATATTACTCGGTATAGACTTTGGACTTACACCTGCGTGCATTATCGGACAGCTTAACTACAAAGGATTAGTGTTACTCGATGAATTACCTGCTACAGATGAGAGTCTGGAGGATTTCTTAGATAATTATATACTACCTCTCATACGAGGTAAGTATGCAGGGTACAGTGTAGTAGCTAGTGGCGACCCTGCGGGTAGTGGGCGAAGTTCATTGACGAAGATGACCAGTATACAGATGGTCACTACGCGTGGTATTAGATGCTATCCGGCTCTCACTAATAACTTCTCTAAGCGCAAAGAAGCTGTAGACTTCTTTCTAGGTCGTGACGAAGGTTTTGTGGTTAGTCCGCATCTGACGCATACTCGCGAAGTAATGGGTGCCGGCTATGTATGGAAAGAAACAAGGAATAACGCGGGTAAGGTACTCGATATAGCGGATAAGAATGAATTTTCACATATGGCTGACGCCATACAATATCTAGCGCTGTACGCCCGCTATGGGGCCGGAAGCGCAACCAAGGCGCTAGGATCGAATACGGTCAAACCAAAGGCTGCGCCTGTCCTGTGGGCTTGACGGCTCGCGTTCGCCCCCCTACGGTGGAAACATCGGCGCATAGGGTGAGGCGGGATGAACGGAATAGAGCAAGGCGTCTGGGTAGTTAATAAAACCCTGACCGAAGTTTTCACCCCTAAATTTGACAGCCCTAGCGCTAGGATTCAGTTACTAGCTACAGGAATGCAAGAATCAAAATTCATGGACCGCGTGCAAAGGGGTAATGGCCCGGCACATAGCTTTTGGCAGGAAGAACCCAACNGCATTAAGGCGGTATTTGGCCACGGGGTCGTGGGTCCAATGCTTGTAGACATATGCAATAAGTTAGGCGTATCGCCTGATTGGCAGACAGTCTACAAAGAAGTGGTAATGAATGACGTGCTTGCATGCGCCGTAGCTAGGTTGATTCTGTATGCAGATTCAAACCCCCTGCCACAAGTAGGAGATAGCGATGGCGCGTTTAAATGTTACGTGCGCAACTGGCGACCCGGTGCGTATACTAGGGGCAATCCCGAACAGAAAGCGGACCTTGCACGTAAGTGGACGGCGAATTATAAGATCGCAAAGGACCAAATCTATGGTTGAGGTGCCGGATACCTCGGGCATTCTAAGTATTTTCGGTACAGGCATAGCAGGCATAGCAGCAGGATTTCTACTTCTACGGAAGTATTTATCCGGTGATTCTGTCGAGCGGGCCGGTAATGATGCCCAGCTGCAGATTATCCAAATGCTGCAGGAGCAGGTTAAACAAGAACGAGAGCGCGCGGATGCTGCCTCAGCCGCACGGGACCAAGCCATAGAACAGATTAGTCAGTTACGTGCGCAAGTAGCGCAGCTATCTGTACAGGTCGAGAGTCTAAAAACGCAAGTCATGGTATCGGGGGCGGTGCATAGCGCGGTACAGAGTACGTAATGCTAGAGAGAATCAAGCCTTATTTATGGGTGGCTGAACTAGTGCTAGTAGCAATACTGGCACTATGTTGCGTTATGGGCGGCTATAGCTATGCACATAAAGACGTAGCTTTGGTACAAGCCAAACTAAATAATGCGTTAGACGCAAATAGCACTAAGGACTCTATACTGAAAGACTGTAATGCAGCTACAGTGGAAGCTCAAAAGCAGGAAGTGGCAGCTAAACTCCGGGAAAAAGAGGCTAGCGTCAAATTGGCAGCACTGGAATCGAAGGGTGAGAGAGTAGTAACTGTATTCGTAGATAAGCAAAATAAGCTTGAACAGCAGCCAGAGTGCGCTGTGTTGAAGGAGCATATATGTCCCGCCGCTATGGATTATTGATGCTAGTCGCAGCCTTTATGCTCAATGGCTGTGGGGAGACAAGACCAACACAGGTAAAAGAAACCAAAGTAACTGTAAACAAATACATAACTGTACCGGATAAATACCTGCGTAAGTATCCGATAGACATGCCAACAAATGACACAGTTAAAGAAGCCACCATCGTAGCTAAAAAGCGCAAAGGTAAGCTGGAATTGTGTTACGGACAGTTGGACAGTATAGGCACGATACAAGGGACCGAAACCGATGGCAACTGACGAACTGAGCCAGTTTGGTTTGGGCGAAGTAGCGAATACTAAGCTTGAGGACGAACTAGCTGCGCATGTGCAGAGAGCTTATATAGATGCTAGACAGCATAAACAGAATTCAGGGGTTACAGAAAAGCTGCTCCGAAATCTTCGTGCTAAAAAGTGTAAGTATCAGCCAGATGAAGAGACATTACTAGGTCCATATAACGATGTGTATGTTGGTCTGTGTGCGCTTAAAGCCCGCGCCGCGTCGTCATGGCTGATAGATATAATTTCGAGTAGTATAGAAAAACCTTGGACGCTTGATCCTACGCCGGAACCGGAGTTACCGGAACGACAGATGGAACAAGCCATTACAATGCTGCTGCAGGAATTGCCGCAGTTTAATTCGTTCGATGCCTTAAAAGATAGGGCTACACAGGTAAAATCTGCGCTACAAGAATTCACTGCGAAGGAAGCTATAGACGCCACAAAACGTATGGAAACGCGTATCAATGACCAGATGACGGAAGCAGATTGGTTAGATATATACGCCTCATTTGTGGATGATCTTACAGTGTTTCCCACAGCGTTTTTACGTGGGCCAATCGAAGTAAATACATTATCCCCCAAATGGTCTGGGGATAAGTTTGAGGTCGAGAATAAAGCGGTTCCGCGTATGCGGGTAATTAGCCCGTTTGACGCGTATCCTTCCCCTAACGCCACCAGCATCCAACAAAGCGACTATTTCATAGAGGCACGAGAGTGGGGGCATTCAGAAGTCCATAACCTTATAGGTGTACCTACCTTTGTCGAGTCAACTATCCGTCAAGTATTGAGGGAATACGAAGACGGATACGTACCCACGAAGATGGAAGATAATGAGCGCGCTAATCTAGAGGATAGGGATAAAGTTTTACGCCACAAGAAAGGGCTTGAAGTAGTAATATACAACGGCAAAATACTAGGGAAACACCTAGCTAAGTTCGGCGCAATTATAGATGATCCTCAAAAGTTTTATGAAGCAGAGGTGTGGTGTGTAGGTGTATACACTATACGTGCCATACTTAATCCAAGTCCGTTAGGCGCACGCCCTATATATTGCACGTCCTATACAAAGGTAAATGGAAGTATATGGGGGCAGAGTGTAATAGACCTAGTATATGATACACAGCGGGTGTGTAATGCCGCTGTACGGTCGCTTGTACGGAATATGGGATATGCTAGCGGCCCAATAGGAGAAGTCGTCAATGATCGACTCGCAGAAACAGAAGATGAACTTTCAATAGCCCCATATAAAATTTATAGAGTCGGGCCGGATATAACTGGTACAGGTGCACCAGCATTTCGATTCCATAATGTCACATCTATCGCAAATGACCTTATGGTGGTGTACGAGAAATTCAGTAAGACCGCCGACGATCTATCGGGCGTGCCTTCGTATGTGTTAGGTAATCCACAAGTGGCGGGCGCGGGACGCACGTTAGGCGGACTTTCCATGCTAATGGGTAACGCTGCAAAAGGGATTAAAAATGTTCAGCTTAATATTGATCGGGATGTTATTGCACGAGTTGTGTCTGCATACTACTACTACAACATGGCAGTTTCGGATGATGCCGGCATTAAGGCAGATGCTAAGGTAGTAGCACGCGGGGCTACCGGATTGCTGCAGCGCGAATTGGCGCAGACTCGAACAGTCGAAGTATTGCAGCTATTGACACCTTACGCACAGCAGGGTTTAATAGATAAAACCGCGTTGGATTATATCTTACGGGCGATCCTGCAAAATACCGGCCTACCAGTGGACAAAATCGTACCTGATCCTGATGCGGCGGCGGGTGTGCAGGATTTGGCGAGTCTGCTGGGAAGTCAGACACAGGCGTTTAGTCGCGGAACAAATACGCCTGTACCGCTGCCGTCGCAAAGCCAGCCCCCGCCTACACCGGCTAATCTGGCACCATTCCCGAAACCAGTAAATCTCGCGCAAGGCGCATAGGTGATAATATGGCAAAGCAGAACAGCATGACAAGTAATCCCGGCGCGCAAGGTCACTGCAGCTTCGGGGATAGCTTTCGGCTAGAAACAAGTAACGTCAAGGGTAATAGCCTGTCTATGTCCCAGACTATTGCAAATCCGGGTAAGGGTCCGGGTACGCCGAGCGGTGGCGGCAAGAGTCCGAGTATGGTTAAGTTTGGCCCGGCTAAGGTTCCGAAGCCTGCCAAGAATCGTGCAGGATTCACGACTTCGGATTAATCATGGAAAAACATCTTTTAGATGATGTACGTAGAGCAGCCGCTACAGGGGTCAATCGACCCCTGTTAACGTATTGGAAGGCAAGGTTAGAAGAACTGAAAACTAATCTGATTCATGGTAGCCCAGAAATGTATCGAGAACTTCGTGGGCGAGCGCTAGAAGCAGAAGAGTTTATTAAAATCCTCGAAAGCGTAAAGGAGTAGTAATATGCCCGATAATGTATCCGCGCTGCCCGCTTCTATGCAGGCTCGCCGCACCGCGTTAGAAGCACAGGCTAATACAGAACACGGTACGGCACCTACGCCGGCAGCGACACCAGCACCCGCCCCAGCTCCGGCGCCAGCACCCGCTGAACCCGACACAACTATACCCACGGAAACTAAGGTTACGATTAGCCGTGATGAGTTCAATGAGTTGCAGGCGTCCGCTGGAAAGGCTCGCGCCGCCGAGGGTCGCGCCGAGACACTGGCTATGGATTTGGAAGCGCTTACCCGGCGCTTGACAGAGCTTGAGGATGGCTCTAAGTCTATTTCCAAGCCTCCCAAAACGGCAGCGCCGGGGGAAACTTGGGAGCCAACTCCAGTAAGTTACACGGACAAAGATAACGAGGACTACGGTGAAAGTAAGTCTTTCGTGGAGAAAGTTGCACGAGAAGTGCTTAATGGTGAATTGCCGAAGTTCGTATCAAGGTTAGAAGCATTAGAGGAAGCGATTGGCGGAGTTAAGGTCATTGCAGAGGGGGCATCGAAAACCGCCACTGGCGTACGTGCCAAGACCTACACCGATCAAGTTCGCGAAAAGGTTCCTGAATTCGACCTTTGCACTGGACATAAGCATTGGCGGGATTTCACAGAATCTACTGACCCTGACACAGGGTTCACGTATGCTGAATTAGTACAGAACAACTTTAATCGAGAGAACGTATCGGGCATGGTCCGAGTGTTCAATAAGTTTAAAGAGAAGTACGGCGTAGGTAAAGCTCCAGCAGCGACAGGGTACGAAGGAAGTATACCTAATGGAAGTAGCACGGTTGATGATGAAGTAGACACCGGGCCGAAGATGCTTCCGTTTAGTCGGCGTAAGGAAGCTCACAAGAAATACATAAATCAACAGATTAGTTACGAAGAGTATGAAGCAGTAAAAACTGAGTACGAAGCCGCCGACCGCGAGGGTCGAGTGGACTACAATAAGTAAGATC